CGTTCAATATCAACGTTTATGCGTGGATGGAGGACTACGAGGTGGCCGTGATCGCTCAGTCGGAGCGAGTGGCGGCCTTTGCGACGAAAGCGAAGGAGTCGATTGTCGGGGCCGTCAAGGCGACGGCTGCTGCGTACCCACCGCTGGCCACAGCCTCGCAGATTGCTAGGGTCGTAGACCCAAACACAATGCAGGCAATGGGGTTCTCGAAACCACTGGTGACTGACCAAAGCGGTGCGGTTATCGCAAGATACAACACAGATATGGCTGCTTCGCAGTCTTCACGCTTTTTCGGGTACCGTGCGGGTACTGACCCCAATGGTGGTGTAGCTGTTACCCCGGATGGTGCCGGGTTCGATGAGGACGACGACAACATCTACAAGTTGGCACGCAAGTGGGCCCTGATCAGCAGGTTTGACTGGGCTCCAACCTCGACGAGCGGAACTCGCCTATGGTGGGCGCCGGTAGTACCGACACTGACGACTCAGGTGGGTGACGGGTCTTACGTCCCGGCACCCGTTGGTTTCGTGTCTCTCCCCTTTTTGATGTGGGGAGGAGATCTCGAACTCAAGTTCACGGTGTGGTGCTCCAATTTCCATAAGGGGACGATTCGTATCGTCCACTCCATGGAACAGCTCACGCAAGCTCCGGCGTACAACACTTTGCCGAGTGTGATCGCGGAGATTGCTGGAACGACGGAGGTTGTCTTTCCGGTGAAGTGGAGGCGTACTACGCCTTTCGCAACACTGGAGGTGGCAGACCGTGTTCCTGGGTCCAGCAGTCTGGGAGGTGGGATATATGTCCCAAACCTGGCTCAGACTTCGAGCAGTTCGTGTTTCAATGGGTACATCTACGTTTACGTGGAAGCTCCCTTGATTGCGTCACCAGCAACAGTCCCCCCGTGCACAGTGACGGTCGAGATGCGTGCGGGTGAAGAATACCGCGTCGCGAGACCGACCAATGAGTACATCTCGAGCTGGAACTTTGGCTACTTCAATTGGCGAACCACCGCTGTGGTGTCGCGTGAAGCAGCCGAGGACCTGACCGTGGAGCCTGTCGTGGCTCAGTCGGCCCC